CAGCGAGGGGCTGGCTTTCATCTACGCTGTACAGGATGCCCCGCATCTATTCCTACCTGAAGACACGCCTGGAACAGTGGGTAAAGGCCTTGCCCGACGCCTCAACCCCTACGTCCACTACCTCGCATGCCGATGGTCGTACGACACCACCCCCAAGCCCTCCCTCCTCGAAAACGTCGCCCTCGTCCGCGCCACGCGAACCGGACGCGAAATGAGTGCTTTTCCCGCGGACTGGGGACCGAACGAAAAGACCGGACGGGTTGCCGATCTATCGCCCGGCCTGATGGCGGACCTCGGCATCACCACCGACGACGAGGTGGAGGTGATCTACCCCTGGAAAGGAGATCAATCATGACACTGGGTCTTGCTTTTTGGATCTTGATGCTGGTCTGGTTCATCTTCGGCGTGGTCGTCCACGCCGGCTGGGCGGCACCCTACGGCCCGGTCGGCAACATGCTGTTGCTGTTCATGCTGTTCCTGCTGCTCGGATGGAAAGTATTCGGAGCACCTATTCATGGATAGGCTCTGATGGCCGGCATTGGCGAGCTGTTCAGGAGCTTGATCGGTGGTGACCCGCCGACAACGACGCTGCCGCCAGCGCCGCCGCTGGCCAGCTATCCGACGCGGGAAGACGCCGAGTACGCCCGCGACTACGGCTTCGGCTACGGCACCGGCAACGAGCCGTACATCCAGGGTAATAACGCGCGGGTGGTCGGTTACGACCAGGTCACCAGCTACGACACCACTTCGACCGGCAAAGGCAAGAACAAGCGCGATGTCCTGACCCCGGTCAAATCGTTCGTGCCGGAGGCCGCCACCGGGCTGGACACTGAACAGGCCGCGGCACTCGCCAACAGCGACCAGACATCACGCAACCTGGACCTCGCCAATCCGGCCAACGCCGGGGTGCAGCAAGACCTGGGAACGATGATGGCGCAGGCCGCACTTGCCGCTAATCGCATGCCGACGGCCGCTCTCGGCTTCGACCCCAGCCACGCCGCGATCGATACCAAGATCAAAGATCCGACGATCGGCGGGCTGTACTCAAAGGATGACGATTCGATGTATGTCGCCAGGGCCAGCCCCTCCAGCCTGGTCCATGAGTCCGTACACCGCGGCATCAAGCAGCTCAAAGACGACCCGGCGTTGGCCGAGCTGTTCAAGAAATTGCCCAGTGAAGAGCTTATTGTGCGCTACTTGATGGCTACCCAAGCCGGAGACCCCGAGAAGGGTAGCGGCAGCATCGCCGACCAGCAGCGCAGCAGCGCCATGTATGTCCTGGGGCAGAGTGGCATGTATAAGCGTGAGCTGGAGCAACTTAACCGCGCCGCGGAGGACGCTTATGCCCGCCGCCGGCCAGGAGGACCACGATAATGGCCAAAGCGAAACTAGGATCAGGCGGCAAGGCGGTAGCCAAGCCGGCCAAGCGGGTTGCCGCCAGCCAGAACAAGAAGCAGGCGAAGTCTTTGAAGAAAGGGAAGTAGATGGCCAAAGGCACCAAGGCGCCCACCCTGAACCCGGTCAAGCCATTGCCGACGGCGAAGCCGCCGCCAGTGTCCAAGACCCAGGACAACTACACCCATCACACCTCGCCGCAGAAAGGCCCGCAGCCGGTGGCGCCCGAGGTCAACGCGATCTCATCCAAGCCGAAGGTGACGATCAGGACGTTGCCGGATGTTCCCGGTCCCAAGTACAAGCATGACGACAACAGCTGACAAGCAACGGACGCTGAAGCTGCTGCGGCGCAAGCGCGCGATCCTCGCCGCGCGCGAGGATCTGATTGCGTTCACGCAGCTGATGATGCCGGACCCCAACTACGATGACGACGTCACCAAGTCGCTGTACCTGCCGCAGAAGTTTCATCGTGTGATCGGCAACGCCCTGGAAGAGGTCGAGCGCGGCGACTACCGGAGGCTGATGATCAATGTCGGACCACGATTTGGTAAGACCACCCTCGCCAGCGCCATGTTCCCTGCCTGGTACGTCGGAAGACACCCCGAGCGATCAATCATCGTTGCGACCTACAACGAGCACTATTCCTGGGATCTGGGGCGACGGGTCCGGGACATCATGGAAACGCCTGAGTACAAACAGGTTTTCCCCAAGGTCGCCATCAAGGTAGGCGCCAATGCCGTTAACCGGGTACAGACTACCAGAGACGGAGTTTTGTTCTCTGTGGGTCGAGGGTCATCCATCACTGGTCGCGGTGGTCACTGCATCCTGCTGGATGACCCAATCAAGGATAGGACGGAGGCAGACTCCATGCTGGTGCGGGAGAAGCTCTGGCAATGGTACAACCAGGTGCTCCGTACACGGCTCATGGACTCCACCGGGACAATTGTTATCGTTCAGACGCGCTGGACAGAGGACGATCTGGTAGGGCGTTTATCCGATCCGATGAACCCCTATTACAATGTCGAGGAAGCCAAGAGCTGGCGCAAGATCGACCTGCCGGCACTGGCCGAGGACAACGACATCCTCGGCCGTCAGCCCGGCGAGCCGCTTTGGCCCGAGCGTTTCACCAAGGAATATCTGGAGGAGATCCGCGCCACCGACCCGCGTGGTTTCTCTGCGCTGTATCAAGGCAAGCCTTCACCGCAGGCCGGCGCCTTCTTCCAGGCCACTGACCTCGTCCCCTACACCAAGATGGACGACATGCCGTCCTGGACCAAGATGCGGTTCTACGGCGCCAGCGACCACGCGGTTTCGGTCGACCGCGTTGCCGACAAGACCTGCCTCATGGTGGTCGGCGTCGATGAGAAGGACAACATCTGGATCATGCCGGACGTGGTCTGGACCAAGCTGGACTCGCATCAGGCGATCGAATCCATGCTGGTGCTGATGAAGAAGTACAAGCCGCAATTCTGGTGGGCGGAAGGCGGCGCGATCACCAAGTCGCTCGGCCCCTTCCTGCGCCGGCGCATGGTCGAGAAGCAGGTGTTCTGCGCCATCGACCCGATCAATCCGGCCGCTGACAAGCAGCAGCGCGCACAGTCGATCCAGGCCCGCTGCGCCATGAAGATGGTGCATTTCCCGACTTTCACCCGCTGGTGGCCCGACGCCCAGGACCAGATCCTGAAATTCCCGCACGGCGCCAAGGACGATTTTGTCGACGCCCTGGCCCTTATTGGGTTAGGACTAGCCAAGATGCACGGCCGGACCCGTAACAAGCCGCCGCCGCCGGACATCAGAGAAGGCTCGTTCGCGGAGATGTTTCAGCAGACCCGTGCGCGTGAAGGCCGTGACCGTCGGTCGAGGAGCCTGCAAGGATGGTAGACACCGTCGACAACTGGTTCTCCAATGCGTTCGCCGGCGGCGACGACGCCTCCGCGGCGCCGGACATCAATCCCAGGACCGGCCAACCCAATGCCATCCCGCGCAATCAGCCGGAGCCGCCGCAGCGGCGGCACCGGCTGGTCACGTCATGGACGGATAAGGTCAAGAAGGCGAAGCGGTTCTGGAAGCCGGCGTTCGATCGCATGCGCGAGGACCAGGAGTTCGCCTTCGGCAAGCAGTGGTCCAAGGACGCTTCGGATCGACGCTATGTGGCAAATCTCACACTTAGGTTGGTGGCGCAAAAGACGGCGTTCCTCTACGCCAAGAACCCGAAGGCGGTCGCCAAGAAGCGGCCGCGGCTCAATGCGACGTCCTGGGACGAGAGCCAGACCACGCTGACGCAACTGATGCAATCCGCTGCCATGATGATGCAGCAAGCCCAGATGTCCGGCATGATGGGTGGCGGCGGCATGCCCGGCATGCCGCCGGACATGATGGGCGGCCTGATGCAGACCGCCCAGGGCGCGATCGGCGGCATGATGCCGATGTCGACCCAGGGCGGCTCGATCGATCAATTGATGGGTGGTGGAGCGCCAGCCAGCCCTGCCGGGCCGGCAGGCGCCATGCCGCCGGGCGGCGGGCTGAACGCTATCTCTGCCGCGATCGGCTCGCAGCTTGGCGGCGCGACGATGCCGAGCATGGGTGCCGGACCTATCCCCGGCAGCATGCAGGAGCCGCAGGGGCTGGGCGACCAGATGGGCCAGGCGGCGGCTGGAGCTGCGGCCAGCGGGCTGCTGCCGGGTGGTGGCGGCTCGCCGATGGTCGCGCAATCAATTGGTAGCGGCATCGACATCATGATGGATGCCGCGCGGGTCAAGTCCGAGAACATCATGATGGACAAGCTGGCTCGGACGCTGGAGCTGCTTTACGCCTACGAGGTCGACAACCAGCCCCATCCCTTCAAGAG